TCATGGCGCCTCGCTCTTCTGCATGCGCTTGATGCAGTCGCGGATCACGAGCTGCGTCATGCGCAGCTGCTCGGCGCCTTGCGGCGGACAGCAGCTCAGGCGCATCGCCAGCTGCGCGTCGGCAATGCGGCACAGCATGATGTCCCGATCGAGGTTCGGCCCGACGTCGCTGCGCTCGGGGCTCATGACGGCGCTCCGGATTGGCCCCGCGCGCGCGACGGGCGGCAGTTGCGCTTGTACTGCGCATCGTAGACGTTGCGCCGTTCGCGAAACTCCGGATCGAGCTGGCGCCGGATCCCGCTGCCGCCGGCACGGCCGAGCGAGAGGCCGATCTTGCGCCAGCTCGCGCCCTGTTTGGCGAGGCGCATCGCCCAGGCGAGCTCGGCCGGCTTGAAGCCACGCGGCGACGTCATCGCAGGATCTCCGCGTCGATCTTCCACTTGGCCAGGATGGCGCGCGGGCAGCGGCAGGCCGGGCTCTCGGGGTCGGGACCGAAATGGCGGCTCCAGTGACGCGTTTGCGCGTAGAGCCGCGCCGCATTGTCCCAATCCGTCTCGTTGGGCGACCAGTCGCTGAGCGTAAGGCGCCGGCTGCCGCTTCGCGCGCGCTCGGCGGCCTCGAGGGCGGCCATGGCGATCGACCGCGGCCCGGCCTGGTCGAGACCGGGCTCGTCCATCAAGCGCCGGATGGCGGCGGCGGCAGCGTCGATGTCGGCTTCGCTCGCCATCACGCCGCATCCCTTTCCCAGCCAAGGCGTCGCTGCAGCAGCTTCAGCTCTCCCACCAACAGTTTTGCCTGGCCGAGCGCTTCCTGCAGATCGGCCTCCCGGCGCGCAGCAGGGCGCGACGTCACCTGGGAGGCGTTGATGACGCCGCGCGTGATGCGGGGCGTGACCTCGATGACGAGCTTGAGCGCCTGCTCGAGGATCAGCTTCTGCTCACGGGCGTCGCTCATGTCGTGAAGCCCGTGTGGCAACGCGCGCAGTAGCCGGACGTCTCGTTCAGCCAGAGCTGGACGTGGCCGGCGCCGGTGATGGAGGCAGGGCAACGCTCGGCGCCGAAGAAGCTGCCGCCAGCCTCTTCGGCCTCCGGCGTGACACACTGCGAGCAGAGCGGCACCGGCTCGAGTGTGACCCAGAAGCAGCCGCCCTCGCAGGCGGCATCGTCGGTGCAGCCGCAGCCGGCGCACACCATGCCGGCCGTACGCGGCCGCGTGTTCAGCTCGACTGCGTCGCAACGCATGACGTCTTCCTCTTGGTTGAAAACTGGCGCGAGAAGGCGAAGCCGCTGGCGTAGGAGAAGAGGTCCCAGTCGCCCGGCGCGAACTCGCCTTCCTCGCCGTCCTTGCGGCCGGCGCCATAGGCGAGGGCGTCGATCTGCAGGCCGGCCGCGGCTGCATGCAGCAGGCGGGCGCGCATCTCGGCGAGCATCACGTCGCGGAAGGTGGAGCGGGTTGTCGATTCGATACGACCGTCTTCGGCAGAGGAAGCTGCCGACGCTCTCGTTGAGCTATACCCGCGTGAAAGGTCGTTCATGCCGCGCCTCGCCGGATCTCGCCGAGGTGCGCGTTGACGTCGATGCGATCGCCGAGGCAGTTGCCGTAGTCGTCGACGATCCAGCCGTTGTCGCTGAACTTGAGAATGCAGTAGGCGCGATGGTGTTCGCGCGCGTCGGCGGCCATGAATTTGATGATCGACTCGAACTGCTCGATCCGGTTCGAGATACGCGTCGAGCCTTGATAAAGCTCCTCGACGAAGATGAAGCCAGCAGGCTGCCAGCGGTTCTGCGCCTCGGCGCAGCGGCCGACACCATGAGCAACGAGTTCGATCAGCTGCCAGGTGGGAGCCATCTCTTCCTCCATGGCGGTTTTGAAAAAGCGCGGGCCGGATCTGGGGGATCCGAGGCTGGCCGGGATTCGATCCGGCCCGCGTTGGTCCAAGTTGGGAGTGACCCCGAAGGATCGGCCGGCGGGGTTAGGAATCGCCGGATGCGATCAACATGATCCGGAAAATCCGGATGGTCAAGAATAAACATCCTGAAAATCCGGAGTTTGTGCGCCTGAGCGGAAATGCCGCTTTTTCCCCCTGTTCAAGTTGTGGATTTCGGGGAATGATCGCTGCTCTAGAAAATATGAATAATTGTAAGCATTTGACTTGAGTGGAGTGCGGCCATGGATGGGGGGCCGACGCCGTCACATTGGCGGCAAGCGATGGCGATCGCTGCGCAGATGCCGCCTGACGAGGAAGACGCGCTGCTTGTCCTGGATTGTGTGGAGTCGATCCTCAGGCTCAGCTTCGAGCCACCGCCGACGGCGCCGGTCAATCCGGATGGCGGTCAGCTCGTGCGCTTTCCGGGTGGGTCGAACAGTCCCAAGCGGCGAGCAACGTCGAGCGGAAGCCCGTCGGGTTTGCCAAAATAGAGCCAGTCCAACGTGATGCCGGGAATCTTCTGCACAATGCGGAACGCGGCCTGCCTGCTGAGCGGCGCGCCATTCTCGAAAGAATTATAGGTGGTCAGCGGGATATCGAGGAAACGCGCGAAAGCAGCCGCCGTGGGATAATCGTACGCGCTCCACAACCGGCGCAGGCGATCGGCCTGGCCGGGGATCTCTTCAACGCGCTCCGGCTTTGTCGCCGGCCGACCCTTCTTCCCCATGGCGCGCCAAGGTGCCGCGCGCGCAGATTCGCTGCTATTTAACATTTCTGTATGTTTGCCTTTCCTGAATTTCAGGAATATCGATTGGGCATGCCGAAGTCCGAATCGAAAAAACTGACGACCGCCGCGGAGGTGATCGGCGCATTGGGCGCTGACCGCGTGAGCGAGCTGACAGGCAAGAGCTACAAGCGGGTGTGGGACTGGGGCGCCGATGGGGCTTTCCCGTCGCGCTACTTCCTCGTGATGGCGCTCGAGCTCGCGAAGTGCGGCCATTCTGCCCCGGCTTCGCTGTGGCGTCAGGACATCCCTCGCAACAAAGAGGCGCTGCTTTGGGCGCTCGCCCAAAAGTTGAGTGCTGCCTGATGGAATCGCGGTGGTTCATGCGCGGGAGTCATCACGGCCGACGACACAGAGTCGAATCCTGCGCAAGACCTAAGCGCCTCACACAGCGCCTGTGGATAACTTTTTCCGTTTTCGTACGTACGAGTCGTCACCGCGTTCCATCACTCACAAGTCGCTGGGGCTGTTATGAGAATCTTGCGCGAACGCGTCAGGCGCTCGGCGTTCATCCGCTACTTCGCTGATTTACCGCCGATCGACAGAGCAACTTTTTGGGTTGGTGTCGCGCTCGCCTTCGCGCTGGCGATCTCGATCGAGCGAATCGCGCACGCGCCCGCGGCCGACGTGCTGGCACCCTACGACATCGACTCGACATCGATGCGGGGACGCTCATGACAGACGGCGCCGCAGATCCGTTCGACGTCCGCGGCGAAGCCGTAAGCGAGCACTTCGATGGCAGGGTGGGCAGCTGGCCTTTCGGTTCGCTGCGGCCGCTCTCCTACAATCTCATCATGATCGACCCGCCGTGGCCGACGCAGATGCGGTCGGAGAAGGGCGAGAAGAAGAGCCACACCCAGCACTACGCATCCATGTCGTTCGAGGACATCAGGGCATTGCCGGTGCACCAGCTCGCGGCGGACGATTGCATCCTCTTCGTATGGTGCACCTGGCCGCTGCTGCTGCACGGGGGCGATCCCAAGAAGCACTTCACCGGCTTCGATGCGGGGCGATCGCCCGTGGGCGAGTGCATCCACGCTTGGGGCTTCCGGTACGTGACCGGCGGCGCCTGGCTGAAGCGCAAGAGCAAGGGCGGCATCGCGTTCGGGCCCGGCTACCGCGCACGATCGGCTTGCGAGCCGTTCCTGCTCGCGGTCTATGGCGAGCCGAAGAATTCGCGGTCGCATCGCAACTTCATTGACGGCCTCGCCGAAGGCCACTCGGTGAAGCCGCAAGAGGCCTACGCTTGGTGCGAAACGTACATGCCCGGTGCGCGCCGGGTGGAGCTGTTCTCGCGGACGGCGCGCAAGGGCTGGGACACTTGGGGCAACCAAGCCGGCAAGCTCGGAGCCGCGCCATGACGGAGCGGTTTCGCAATCCGACGGCGGCGGGCCGCGCGATCGCTGAGCGTCAGCCCGGCTTGAAGAAGCCGTCGTTGAAACGCTATCCGTGGAGCCGCCTGCACTCCGATCTGCTCGACGATATCCGCTGGGCCCTCGTGGCGCGGCGAGCGCAGGCGCCGCTGCCAGTTGTCGAGGCGCTGGTTGTCCGGCTCGAGCTGCACGCTAACAAAGGCCAGCCGCGCGGATATGTCGGCGATTTCAACGCCGAGGCCATGGCTGTACGTTGGGGCGCGGACGTCGAAATGGTGCTGCGCGTGTTCGCAGAGCTCGAGCGTGCGGACGTCGGCTGGATCGACCAGCAGCATGTCGTGACATTCTGGGCGCGCAATCCGGACAGCGACCAGGATCCGACCGCGGCAGAGCGGCAGGCCCGCAAGCGCGATCGCGACCGGGCCTTGCGTGCGGCTATCCTCAGCGGCGCCGGCGCCACGGCCGACCAGGTCGCCAAACGGGGCAGGCCGCTCACCGCCGCCGAGCGCAAGCAGCGCCAGCGCATGCGCGACCGCGCGGACGGTGTCACGAAACGTCACGAAACGCGCGTGACAGGTCACGCGTCACGTGACGCGGCCGTGACCGAAAAAGCGTCGGCACCAGAAGCAGTTGAGATGTCACGCCGTGACTCCGTGACGTTACGGCCAGAGCAGAGCAGAGAAGTAAGAAGCGTGACATCGCTTGGCGCCAACCTCACGCCCATCGATCCAGCATCGTTCGCGGACAAAGCGCAGGCCTTGCAATGGCTCAAGGGGGACGGCGAGGCCCTCATTGCCAGCCGTATGAGCTGTCTTCGGTCGACAGTCACGAAGGCGATCGCGCGCTGGGACAAGACGCTGTGTCACGACGTGTCGGCGCTCGCCGGCATCGTGCACGCTTCGCTGGCCACCAACGCAAAGGGCGAGGCGTTCCAGAAGCTGATTGAGCACCAGGTCGCGCGGCAGGCGGCCGAGATCATCGCGCCGGCGCTGCCGTTGCCGCCCATGGCGCTGAAGCGGAGGGGCGATGGCTGACGAAGAGACAGCGGCTCCGGCGGCGCCGGAGAAGAGCCGCGGCCAGGAGCTGCTCGAGCGGCTTGTCGGCCAGCTGCACAGGACCATCGCCGTGCACCAGCAGCTACAGCGCGTGCGCGACCACATCGACCCTGTGAAAAACCCCAGGGTCGCCGGGGCGCTCGCCGAGACGCTCCCGGCGGCGCCGGCGACGAGCTTCTTTGCCGGCCTGGAGCGGGTCTGCGACGCCTTCGACATGGCGCTCGACGAGGTCGAGGCCGGCGTCACGGAGATCGGCGAACTGTTCTAGGCCTCGCGTTCTACGTGAAACCCGTAGCTTAACTGGTTGCAATTTCGGAAGTTTCCCCGATATGTTGCGGCGGGGAGGGGCTTCATGCCCACTGACGGTCCACCGGGGTTTCCACCCGGCGAGATTGGCGCCCGGTTCAACCAGGTCCGCGACCTGCAGGCCGGGGAATTCGTCTATGTCCGCATGCAGGTTTTCCGCGCCCGACCGACCGAGCTGGACAGCCTGCAATGCCGCCTGCTGCGGCCAGCGGCCTCCGCCGCTTACGCCGACGCATGGTCGATACTGCTGATTCCCCGATCGCAGATTGTCTGCCGCGAGCCCAAGGCCATGGAAGCGGACGGCGGTGTCGTGCGGCCACTTGCGGACATTTAACCTCGATCTTTAACGGTTTGATCAGCCAGCCGGGCTAACCCATTCTCATTGAAGGGGTTATCGTGCCATGCGTCCCGCGCCCCAACCTCTCAGGCTGACTTTCCTGCTGCCGGATGGCGCCGCGGCAACGCCCGGCTTCCACCAACCGTCGCCCGAAGGCTGCTCGCTGGCCGTCACCTGGCCGCTGGTCGAGATCTCGGGCCCGTCGCGTCGCGCGGTGCTCGACCAGGCTGCGCGGCTCCTGCGCCTGTCTTGTCGACACCTGCCGCCCATCTCGATCGCCGCCTTCCTCACCACGCCGGGCCGGCCTGCGGTCCGCGATTCACTGACCATCATCGTCGGCGCCGATGTCGCGTTTTCGCCGACCGGTCTCGATCCTGAATTCCCGAGCGAGCGGCCGGCGCGATCGCCGCCGGTGCTGCGCCTGGTCGAAGGCGGGCGTGGCTCGTGAGAGCTGCGACGGGAAAGGCGGCACCCGTCAACGCGCGCCAGATCAGGAGATCTCGGATGGCGCGCGCGGGACGGAAGCGGAAGAGGGGTTACCGGAACGCCGACGGCTCCCTGAAGAAGGCGAAGAAAACCGACGTCGACAACAGCGTGCGCACCGTCCGGCAACCGCACCGGCGCGCGCTGGCGCATCAGCTGCGCGCCGAAGGCGTCAGCGAGCTCGAGGCGGAGAAGTACCAGGCCGGGGAAGAGGCGGAATCGCCGATCGGCCGGTTGTGGGCGGCCGGCCGCTTGAAGCTTCTCGGCGACTTCGACAGCCAGGCCCAACGCGATCGCTACGATGCCGGCTCGATGTATGCGCAGGTCGTCGGCTCGTATCGATCGACGATCGAGGCACCGGGCGGCGGCGCCGGCGGTGGTGCGCACAGCCGCGGCCGGCCATGCGCGGCGGATCTGCTCTGCGCCATCGAGCCGGAGAGTTGTGCCTGCGCGGCCGCGAAAGCTCGCTACGACCGCGCCTACGAGGCGCTGACGAGGCTGTCGCGACGATCGCTCAAAGCCGTTAACGCGGTGGCCGTGTTCCGCGAGCCGATCGACGAGCAAGAGCTCATTTACCTTATTCAAGGTCTCGATGCGCTTCGACGCGTGTTCGGTCTTGTCGGACGCCGTCGATCGAGGCAGCATGGAAATGCAAGCTGACAAGTTTCGCCCGCCGCTCATGCCCGAGCTCGCGGGCTTTTGCGTTTTGGGGGGCGGTGATGTGATTGACGTCGCCACGGCCAGGGAGCTCGAGGAGCTCGCGGCGCGCATTGCGCGCATCAGGCCGATCTCCAATGCGAATCCGCACGCCTTCTACGAAGAGCGCTCGGAAGTAGCCAGCCAGGTCCGCGCCCTCGCGACGCGGCTGCGCTGCGGCGACCAGGTCGTGCCATCGGACGCCGCGGATGTACCGGCGTCGGTCGGCCGGCAGGTCGAAAGCCGCCGTGTGGTGCACGTCGAGGGGCGGACAATCCTGGTGCTCGATCGACGCCAAGCCGGAACAGCTCGGCCGCCCACGTGCCGCTGGGGCTGACGTCCGATAACAGCAATTCGCGGACGCCAGGAAGGGGAGCTCGATGGCCGAGAAGCGTATCATCAGCACCGAGATCCACCGTCGCGAGCACCGCAGGCTCATTGATCGGTACGAGCTCGAGCAAATTGTCGGCGACGCCGTGCTGGCCATGCTCGGCCTTCACCGAGAGCAGGTTGGCCTGAAGGTCAGCGTCAGGTTCGAAGACGCGACTGAGGGCTCGCCGGCTTACAAGGTAGGGTCTAAGGCCACGGTCGACATTGTCGAGGATCTCACGATCGCCGCTCGCGAGCTTCCAGCCGTACGCGAAAGCGGGCGAGACCGTCCGTGTTGAAGGTCCTCGCGGTTATCTGCAGGCTCGGCGCTCCGGCGGACTGTCACGAAGAGACGGTCACGACCTCGGATTTTGCGGAGATATCGCTGCAGGCCTGCCTCATGGGAGCGCCGCAGCTCGCGGATTGGATGCGCGATCGCCCGGGCTATCGGCTGGCGGCTTGGCGCTGCGCGATCGGCGATCGCCGCCTCGGCACCTGAACGTACGTTGAGATACCGCGCCCGGCGGTCTCCGGGCTAACAAGCAAGAAGGAAAATCCCATGGCGTTCATGCGCGCGAAATTTCAGGTCAGCAAGGTCGAGCGCTTCACTGGCTCGGATCGCATCACCTGCAACGCGGTAGCCGCGAAAGCCTACGGCGCCGACGGCCTGGATGAAGACAACACCTATGCGAAGTTCAGCCCGTCGGGCGACCTTACGCTGACGATTGCAAACCCGGCCTTGGTCGGACAGATCGAACCCGGCCAGAAGTTTTATCTGGACTTCATCAAGGCCGACTGACGTCCGGCCGCGGCCGGGCATAATGCATAAAAATGCATAATCCCGGCCGCGAGCTCGTCGATCCGCTCGCAGCGGTCCGAAGCTATCTCGAAGCCGAGAAGTCCGACAACACCAGGCGCGCTTATAAGAGCGACTGGGACGACTTCACCTGCTGGTGCCAGCGCCAGGACGTCAAGCCACTACCGGCCGAGCCGATCGACGTCGCGCGGTACCTCGCAGAGCTCGCCGACGGTGGCAAGAAGACATCCACCATCCAGCGGCGCACATCGGCGATCGCCGCGGCCCACAAGGCAGCCGGCCTAGAGCCGCCGACGAATTTCGAGGGCGTGAAGGCTGTCATGCGCGGCATCCGCCGGCGCGTAGGCAAGCGCAAGCGCAAGGCGGCGCCGGCCACCGCCGAGCTGCTCGGCCAGGCCATTGGGGCGATCCCCGCAAACAAACGAGGCCTGCGCGATCGCGCCCTGGTGCTGATCGGATTCGCTGGCGCATTCCGGCGCTCTGAGCTCGTCGAGATCCACGTCGCCAACATCGAGCGGCGAGCGCGCGGGATCTTGGTGCACGTAGAGCGGTCCAAGACCGATCAGGAAGGGCAGGGTGCCGCTCTGCCGATTCCCAACGGCAAGATGCGCGTAGTCGATGCGCTCGACGCCTGGCTCGAGGCGGCCGGAATCTCGGACGGGCCAGTGTTCCGCAGCGTCGATCGACACGGCAACGTCGGCTCCGGCGCGCTGACCGATCGGCAAGTCGCACGCATTGTTAAGGAAGTTTGCGCCCGTGCCGGGATCGATCCCAGAAGCTATTCCGGCCACTCGCTGCGCGCCGGCTTCATCACCAGCGCGCTCGAGGCGAAGGTCGACCCGCTGAAGGTTATGCAGCAGTCACGCCACGTGAAGGTTGACACGCTCAAAGAGTACGACCGGCGCGAGAACGATTTCGACCATCACGCCGGCGAAGGTTTTTTGTGAACCGAGCTACTTCCAGGTTCCGAAGGTGAAGCCATCGACCCTCGACAGCTGGATGCGCCACACGCCGAAACTGTGCGTTTGGTTGCCCATCACGATCGACACGTCCTGCAGATGAAGGTAGTTGCGCTTCGTCGCGATTTCCTCGGCTATGTCGTCTTTTGGGGCGTACACCTGCTTGAAGTCGCCGAACATGCTTGCCATGGCTTCGCCCCAGGAGCCGGCTTCGTCTGGAGCCCCGTTAACGGTGGCGGCCTTCATCTGGGCCGTGATCTCATCGATATATTTGCGGCCGCTGATGACAATGCCTGAGATGACCTGACCCCCGACCGTTACAATAACGCTCAAGCTCATGTCTTTTTCGGCCAATCCGATGACGTATGCGAGTAACCAGTCAACTCCCTCGTTTTGATCGAATAGGGACGGGGTCTCTTCCTCAGGCTGGACATTGTCTGCATCGCTCATTGTGGTGCTCGCTCCTAGATTCGTGGCGGGGCGCAGATCATACCCTCGGGCGCGGCTGGAGTCCGATAATCGCTCTTCCCGGACGTCAGGATTTGACGGCCGAATCGGTCCGTGATTCCATCCTGGTTGCGGGTGCTTCGCCCGCGGCAACAGGAGGGCTCATGGCCACAGCGACAAAGAAGAAGCCGGCCAAGGCGAAAGCCAAGGCCAAGGCAAAGACGACGGCGCGGAGGACGACAGCGCGGGCTCGCAAGCGCTGACATCCCCCGCTCCGATGGTGGGACCTGACCTTTGAGGCCGGCAGCGATGCCGGCCTCATTGTTTTGAGGAGCACGATGGACGCTGCTGCTGCGCAGGAAACCCATCAGCTGCCACCCAGGGCGACCGACGTCGCCCACGCCTGGCTTCGCCACTACATCTACCGCGAGCTCGAGAGCGAGGCGGTGCGGCATCGGCTTCACACCGACACGCTGACGGCGCAGATCATCACTGCGGCCATCGTGCTGGGCGTAGTCGACGAGCTGCTGGCCAAGGCGCGGGCCGAGCTGCAGATCGATTGATGCCTGCTGATCGGGCCGACGCCAAACGCGCGGCCGAGAAGCCTTGGCGCAAATGGTACGGCACCACACGGTGGAAGCGCCGGCGTGCCGACCAGCTGACCAGGCAGCCACTGTGCCAACGGTGCCAGGCCAAGGGACTCGTCCAGGTCGCGACGGTTGCGCACCACGTCATCAAGCATAACGGTGACGAACAGCTTTTCTGGAATGGCGAATTGGCCAGCTCCTGCGCCCCATGTCACGACATCATCGAGCAGGGCATCGAAGCTCGAGGCTACGAGGTCGGGTGCGACACGTCAGGCCGGCCGGTAGCGGCCGATCACCCGTGGAACAGGCCGAAATCATGAGCAAAATCAACGCCGATCCCCCGGGGTACCAAATCTCGGGGGGTGACCCCTCTGCGACCGGTCTCCGAGCGCCGTACGCACTGGGAGCAAAAATTTGACGGGGGGTTTCGGAGCAACGGTTGCGCCATCGGCACCAGTCGCCGTCGACGAGAACGAGCCGCTCGAGCCGGTTTGGGCGAAGCTGTTCAGGCTGAAAATCGACCGGGAGACCGCCAGCGAGGCCTGGCAGCGCGTGATCGCCGAAATGAAGGCGGCGTCGACCCTGTCGATCGTCAACGGCCCGGCGATCAAGCGGCTGGTGCTGTTCTATGTCGAGTTCGAGCGAGCCTCGCGCGACGTGGCGCGCAACGGCGTGGTGCGCCGGGCGAAGAAAACCAAGGTGCCGCAGGTCCATCCCGCCTGGGGAGTGATGAAGCAGGCGGCGGCCGCGGCCGCGCGTGTGGAAGAGGAGCTCGGCATCTCGCCGAGACGGCGCAACAATGCCGGCAAAGTCCAGCGGACCAACCGCAAGCAACGCCCCGCTGATCACTTCCTCAAGGCAGTTTCCTGACGATCCAGTCACCGCCTACGCGCGCGACGTCGTCGACGGCAGGATCGTCGCCGGCGAGCTCGTCCGCCATGCCGGCGAGCGTCATTTGCGGGATATCGTCGACGGCGAGCGCCGCGGCATCTTCTGGCGGCCGCAGGTCAAGGCGCGCCGCGCGCTGGATTTCTTCCCTGCGGTGCTGCCCATCACCGCGGGGCCGAAAGCCGGCCAGCCGTTCGAGCTGCTGCATTGGCATCTGTTCGTCGTCGGCTCGCTGTTCGGCTGGCTGACCGCCTCGGGGCGACTTCGATTCCGCTCCGGCTGGCTGGAGACCGGAAAGGGGCAGGCAAAATCGCCGCTGATGGCGGGCATCGGCCTCTATCTGATGGGCTATTACGGCGTCCCGCGCGCCGAGGTCTATTCGATCGGCCAGGACAAGGCGACCGCGAACGTCCTCTTCAAGGACGCATCGTCGATGTGCCGGGCGAACATCCCCGGCACGCCGCCGGACGAGGTCGACACGCTGGAATCGCGGGCCGAGGTGGTCATCCGCGGCGAGCTCGACAACGCCTGGAAGATCGAGCACCCCGAAACCGGGTCGAAATTCCAGGCGCTCGCCAACACCGACTCGATCAACGGGCCGCGGCCGATCGCGGTGCTCGCCGACGAGATCCACGAGTTCAAGAACAACAACTCGATCGAGACCTGGAAGCGCGCGATCGCCAAGATGTTCGGCGACGCCCTGATGATCCTGGGCACCAACACGCCGGCGACGTCGCAGATCGTCGGCACGGAGTACTCCGAGTTCTATCAGAAGGTCGCGCGCGGCCAGATCGTCGACGACGAGGCCTTTGCCTTCATCTGCCGCGTCGACAAGGCCGATCACGAGACCGTCTTCGACAACGAGGCCTGCTGGGTCAAGGCGCTGCCGGCGCTGAACGTCACGTTCCCGATCGAGAACATCCGCGGCGAGGTCAAAACCGCGCGCGTGCTGATCTCGACGGCGATGTCCGTCAAGCGGCTGTATTTCGGCATTCCGCTCGGCTCGATCGAGTTCTGGATCGCGGAAGAAGCCTGGGCGGCCGTCCAGGGCGAGGTCAATCTGCCGGCGCTGAAGGCCTGCCGCTGCTGGCTATCGCTGGATCTGTCGCAAAAGAACGATCTCACGGCGCTGACGGCGGTGTGGATCGACGAAAACGGGCATCTCTGGGCCAAGACCTGGTACTGGACCACGCAAAAGGGCCTCGCCGAGCGCGCGAAGTCCGACAATGCGCCCTACGAGCAATGGGTCCAGGCCGAGGAGAAGTGGCTGACGGCCGTGCCCGGCGCGGTGATCGACAAGACCTTCGTCGCGGCCAAGGTCGCCGAGCTCTGCGCCGAATTTGACGTCCAAGTGCTGGTGTTCGATCCGGCCGGCATAGGCGACTTCATGAAGGCCTGCGAGGATATCGGCTTTCCGGTGTGGCTCTGCGAGGAGCCCGACCAGGCGGCCGGCAAGGGCCTGAAGATCGTGGCGCACGGGCAGGGCAAGAAGGTCCTATTCTACAAGAAGCTCGACGACGACAAGAAACCGATCGAGCGGCTGTGCATGCCGCGCTCGATCGAGCGGTTCGAGGACCGCATTTTGACCAAGACCATCACGATCGAGGCCTCGCCGGTGACGTACATGTGCGCCGCCAACGCCGTCGTCGACATCGACGGCATGAAAAACCGCGCTTTCGACAAGAAGGCCTCGCGCGGCCGCATCGATGGCCTGGTGACGCTGGCGATGGCCACCGGCGCCGCCACGACACCCGCCAAGGCTCCCAAAAAGTCGTTCTGGGGAAGATAACCGGATGCGAATCCTGAAGCTCTCGGCCGCGGCCGTGCCGGCGATCGCGCGCGATTGCGCCGGGCTCGCCGGCGCCGGGCTGATGCTGTACGGCATCGCCGAGATCTATCGGCCGGCCGCCTATGTTGCGGGCGGCCTCATGCTGATCGCGCTCGCGCTGTTGCTGGCCAAACCGCGGGCCAGGCGCTGATGCGCGGGCTGTTTGGCACACTGACCGACAGGATCGGCACCAAGAGCGCCGATAATCTCGACGGCACGCTGTCGCTGTTCCGCGAAGTCTATGGCCGCAGGTCGTCGCGCTCCGGACAGACCGTCAACGTCGACACGGCACTTTCAACGGCCACGTTTTTCGCCTGCATCCGGGTGAAAGCGGAAGACATCGGCCAGTCGCCCTGTGACCTGTTCCAGGAGCTCGACGCCGGCGGCAAGCAGCTCGCCAAATCGAGCCCGCTCTATCCGATCCTGACGGTGCAGCCGAACGAAACCCAGACCACGTTTGAGTTTTTCGAGACGCTGATCTTCCACCTCGAGACCTGCTTCAATTTCTACGCCTTCAGGAGCATGGTCCGCGGTCAGCTGGACGAGCTGATCCCGATCGAGCCGCACCTGGTTACGCCGGTCCGCAACCAAGACCTCTCCATCACCTACAAGGTCCGCGGGCCCGACGGGCAGACGCGCAATTTCCCTCAGGACCTGATCTGGCATATCCGCGGGCCGTCCTGGAACGGCTGGCAGGGCATGGACTTCCTGAAGGTCGCCCGCGAGGCCCTCGGCCTGTCGATGGCGATCGAAACGGACCAGGCGCATCTCTACAAAAACGGCCTTCGGACCAGCGGCACCTATTCGGTCGAGGGCGTGCTCGAGAAAGAGCAGTACGAGGATCTCCGCAAGTTCATCAAGGACTACCAGGCCGCGGAAGCCGGCGAGCCGCTGATCCTCGATCGCGCCGCCAAGTACATTTCCGAGACCATGAAGGGCGTCGACGCCCAGACCCTCGAGCAGCGCAAGCACCAGGTCGAGGAGATCTGCCGCCTGGCGCGGGTTATGCCGATCATGATCGGCCACGCCGGCGACACCTCGCCGACCTTCGCCTCGGCCGAGCAGTTCTTCGACGCCCACATCAAGTTCAGCCTGCTGCCGCCCTGCCGGCGCGTCGAGACCTCGATCGGCAAGAATTTGATCGGCCGCGAGCTGTACCTCAAAGGCCTGCGCGCCAAGTTCAACCTCGATTCCATCCAGCGCGGCGCCTTCAAGGACCGCATCGACGCGATCATGCAGATGCTCGGCAAGGGCGGCTCGACGCCGATGGCCGAGGTTAACGAGGCGCGCGAGCTGCTCGACTGGAATCCCGTCTCGTGGGGCAACGGCAAGCCGCAGCCGCCGTCACCGCAAGCCAAATCGCCCGGCGAAACCACCCCTCCGCCCAAGGACTAGCCCATGCACACCAGCCTTGCCTGCCAGCTGCTCGAGGTGAAGTTCGCCGGCAGCGAAAGCGACATGTCGTTCTCGGGTTACGGCGCTGTGTTCGGCAACGTCGACGCCTATGGCGACGTCATCGCGCCGGGCGCCTTCAAGGACACTCTGGCGCGCGCCAAGAGCGCCAACGATTGGCCGGCGATGCTGTCGCAGCACGGCTCGTTCCTGGGCGGCCAGGACAACGTCCCCGTCGGCGTCTGGTCCGACATGCACGAGGATTCGAAGGGCCTCGTCGTCGAAGGCAAGCTGGCGCCGACCCCGCGCGGCCAGGAGCTCTACACGCTGATGAAGATGCAGCCGCGGCCGGCTATCAACGGCCTGTCGATCGGCTACGTGGCCAAGGAGTGGAGCGCCAGGTCGCGCCCAGAGGAGCCGCGGCGGACGCTCAAGAAGGTCGACCTGATGGAAGTGTCGATCGTCACCATGCCGGCGAACCCGAAAGCGCGGGTCACCCAGGTCAAGTCCGGCTCCATCCGAGATTTCGAGGCCTTCCTGCGGGATGCAGGCGGGTTCTCGAGTGCCCAGGCAAAGCAGATTGCCGCGTCTGGTTTCAAGTCCTTCGAAGCCATGCGGGACGCTGGCGACGGACCGGAAGTGGGCGCGTCCGTCGACCGCCTGATCAGCATCCTCACAGGGAAATAGACCCATGAAAAAGTACGGTGTTCTGGTGACCGGCCTGCTCGCGATCACGGTGATCGCTGCAGTCGCGGTGCTCGGTTTCGATATCCATCCCGCGATGGCCCATTCGGACCATCTGCTTCACACCGCCGAGTTTGGCGCAATGCTCGGCGCCGACACGCCGAAAGAGCTGAAGGCGGTGTTCGACCGCATCGGCGAGGCCTTCAAGGCCTTCAAGGACACTCACGACGAGGAGGTGAAAGGCATCAAGAAAGGCCTTGCCGACGTCGTGACGACCGAGAAGCTCACGAAGATCACCGAGGCGCTCGACAAGGCCGTCGAGGGCAAGGCTGCGCTCGATGCCGCGATCGCGGCGGAGAAGAAGCACATCGACGACATCGAGCGCAAGCTCAACAAGCTCGGCCTGTCGAATACCGACGAAGGCAAGCATGCGCTGGAGGTCAAGACCTTCAACGTGACGCTGAAGGCGATCGCCAAGGAACGCGGCAAGCCCGTCGTCGAGATCGACGCCAAGGGCTACGACGAATACAAGGCGGCCTGGGATCACTACGCCCGCGAGGGCAAGGAGAGCCTGACGCCCGAAGAGGTCAAGACCCTCTCGATCGGCTCCGATCCGGATGGCGGCTATTTCGTCACCCCGGACACCAGCGGCAAGCTGGTGAAGAAGGTCTACGAGACCAGCCCGGTGCGGCAGTACGCCGACGTCCGGACCATCGGCGTCAGCGAGCTCGAAGGCATCGAGGATCTCGGTGAGGGCGGCGCGGGCTATGCCGGCGAGCGCTCGACCTCGGGCGACACCACGACTGCGCAGGTCGGCAAATGGAAGATCCCGGTGTTCAACCTCGACACCGAGCCGAAGGCGACGCAGAACCTTCTCGACGACACCACCTTCGATGTCGAAGGCTGGCTCGGCGACAAGGCCGGCAGCAAGCTCGGGCGTTTCGAGAACACCGAGTTCGTCACCGGCGCCGCCAACAAGATCCGCGGCTTCGTGCTGGGTTACCCTGTTGCCGCCGATAGCGGCACCGGCGTGACCTGGGGCTCGATCGGCTATCTCGCGACCGGCGTCGATGCCGACTTCGCGGCCTCCGCGAAGGGCGACAAACTGTACGACCTGATGGGCCTGCTCAAGAACGAGTACCTGCCCAACGCGGCCTGGTTCGCCCGTCGCACCACGATCACCGCGATCCGCAAGTTCAAGGACGGCCAGAACAACTACCTCTGGCAGCCCTCGTTCGTGGCGGGCCAGCCGGAGACCATCATGGGCTTCCCGGTGGCGCGCATGGAAGACATGCCGACGATCGCTTCGAACAGCTACTCGCTGGCGTTCGGCGACCTGAAGCAGGCCTACCAGATCGTCGATCGCCAGGGCATCCGCGTGCTCCGCGATCCCTATACCTCGAAGCCGTACATCAAGTTCTACACCACCAAGCGCACGGGCGGCGGTGTCGTGAACTTCGAGGCGATCAAGCTGATGAAGTTCGGCACGTCCTAATCGGGCCTTACGCGAACTCCGCCGGCGGCCGCGGCCGCCGGCGCTCGCTCCTCAAACTCCCCACATCAACAATCGAAAGGGTCGCAACGATGCGCGACATTATGAACAATCTCGACCTCAAGCGCGCGATCTCGCCCGCCGCTGCCGGTACCGACAACACGCCGATGGTCTCCCAGATCGTCGACTTGCTCGGCTACGACGGCTGCATGCTGGCGATCAATCTCGGCGCCAACACCGACACCAACGCGACGTTTACCGTTTTGATCGAGGACGGCGACGTCGCCAACCTGTCGGACGCGTCCGCGGTCGACGACGCCTACCTGAACGGCACCGAAGCGCTGGCGGGCTTCACCGCGGCGGGTGACGACAACAAGCTGAAGAAGGTCGGGTATTGCGGCATCAAGCGCTATGTGCGCGCCACGATCACGCCGGCCGGCAACGATTCCGGCAACATCTTCGTGTCTGCCGAGTGGATCCTGCGCCCGCTGCGCAAGCCCGCGGCCAATCCGCCCGCCTAACGGCGCGCAAGTCCTCGCGGGGGCAACCCCGCGAGGAAACGACGACCTTGCGGAGGAGGGCGGCATGTTCGTGCTCAAGACCGTCGTGTCGATCCTGTACCTCCATGCCGCGGCGCCGGTGCCCTATGCCGAGGCCGTCACATTCCCGTTCGCCTCGCGCGGCGAGTGCGAGGCGCAAAGCGCTCATTATGGCGCCAGGGTCGCGCAGGTCGCCGCGGACGAGCTCCGGAAGAGCGGAAAGAGGGGAACGCTGCAGCCATTCACGACGAGCTGCCAGCCGGCGGGACCCAGGATGGAAGCCAATGCGTGAGGGCCATCACCATCGCGAGTCGCGGGTTCTCATCACCGCGCCCACCGACGCGGTGCTGACCCTGACGGCCTGCAAGGCTGCGCTGGGCATCTCGGGGACCGGCCAGGACGCGATCCTGACGGCGGCGATCGCCGCCACGACCGGCGAGCTCGATCCGGCCGCCGGCGGCTGGCTCGGCCGGGCGCTGCGGCCGCAGACCTGGGAGCTCAGGCTTCCGAGCTTCACCGACCATGATTGCCGGCATCACCGTCACCCGCCGCCGGCGATCGCGCTGCCTTTCCCGCCGCTGATCGCGATTGTCAGTGTCAAATACGACGACCTCGACGGCGTCGAGCGCACGCTGGTCGAGGATACCGATTTTCGGGTGCTGGACGCCGGCGGGCGGGGCAAGCAGGCGATTGCGCCGCTCTATGGCGGCCGTTGGCCTCAGGCACGCTGCGACATCCAGGCGGTCCGCATTCGCTTCCAGGCGGGCTATCCGGCGGCCGTAGGGGCCGATCCGGGCCCGGCGACGCCGGACCGCATGCCGCCCCAGATCCTCCAGGCGGTCGCCCTGGGCGCCCGGGCCCTGGTCTCAAGCGCCGGCACCAACCTGTTCCTGGCCCAGGACAAGGTCGAGGGCCTGGGCGAGAAGCGCTACGCGGTCTCGATCGAGGCCAATCAGCTGCTGAGGTCGACGATGGAGGGCCTGGTGTCCCCGCTGCGGGTGTTCGGATGACGCCCGAGGAGTCCCTGGCCCAGCATCGGGCGTTCATCGCCGAAGAGGGCGAGACGATCAAGATCCGCCGATACTCCGGCTCGGGTGCTGCGCGGACGCCTGCGGATACGGAAACCACAGCCCGCGTGCTCAATCTTGGCCCGGCGGCCACGTCCGGAACAGTTGTGCAGTACCGCTACAAGATCATCGCCCTGGTCGACACGCTGGCATCGGTCCTGCCGGTCACCATCGCCGACCGGGTCGTGCTCGACGACGGCAAGGAGCTGGCGATCCTGGATCCGGGCGATCGGAAGCGACGTCTCGCCGGCGTCCTGATCGCGCTCGAGATGGAATGCGAGGGATAGGTGCTTTCCGTCCGCATCCAGCCTGTTCGGCGCGATCTCGAGATCCTGCTCGACAGGACGCTATCGCCCGAGGCGCAGAGCGCGGCCTTCGCGCGGTTCGCGCGGCAGGCCCTGGCCGAGGGCAAGGCAACCAACGAGCGCGTGCTCGGGCGAGTGCCTTCCTACCGGACGTTCGTCGACGGTCAGGAAGGCGCGAGCGAAGATCGGGTCAGGCCAGCGGGGCGGATCGTCTACGAGTTCGAGCTGGTCTCGGACATCCCGGTGGTCGCGCTGGCCGAGCTCGAGCGCTTCTCGCCACACCGTTCCGGCCGGTACCAGAATTCTCACGTGCTGTTCGCCGACGGCGTCCAGGTGAGCGACCCGAAGAATGCGCCGCCGGCGCGGGAATGGGTGATCATGAATCTCACGGCCTATGCCCGCAAGATCGAGGGCACGGTGCATTCTGGCGGAAAGCGGCCGCCGCAATCCCGACAGGCTCCCGACGGCGTCTACAACGTGGTCGCCGATCGGCTGCAGCGCCAGTACGGCAACGTCGCGCGCATCCGCTTCTCCTATCGTTCGGCGATCGGGGGCGCCGGTGGGGCCGATCGCAATCCCTGTATCGTGATCGGGTTGCGCTGATGGCATCGGGACGCGTTTACGCGGCGATCCGGAGCCACCTCGAGGCGTCGTGGACCAAGACGCCGCTCGCTTTTGAGAACGAGGACAAGGACAAGGACGGCCATCCGCTGCCGCCCAATCCGCCGGCGACCTATGTCGAGGTCAATCTCGCCGGCCGCAGTTACGACATGCAGTCGCTCGGCGCCGACCCGGTTTCAAGCAACAGCTGGGACGAGAAGGGCACGCTTTTTCTCGATGTCACCGTGCCGAAGGGGCAGGGCGCCGTTGAAGGCCGCACGCTGGCCAAGCAGCTCGTGGATCTCTTCCGCGGCACGCGGCTCCTCGATGACAGCCTGGAATTCGGCGATGCCGGCATCGGCGAGGGTCGCCGAAGCGAGATCTCCGGCGCCTGGTGGGTGATCCCGGCCTATGTCGAATGGTGGATCACCGACGAGCCGCTCGACGATGTCGACGACTGATCTTCCCTCACTGGATGGAGTAACTGCTATGGACCCGGCTTCCAACGACACCGCTGCTGCAACGACGCCGGCGCCGGCCGCGCCGAAGGGCACGAAGGTCGGCAAGGCCTTCAATACGCACAACCGCCGCTTCAAGGTCGGCGACGCGGTCACCGCGCAGGACCTCGAAGGCTCGGCGCTGGACTTCGAGACCATGAAGTCCCGCAAGTTCATCGTCACGGCCTGACGTCCGCGCAAATCCGACCCGATCTCCGACAGTCGGTCGATTCCCAACCTGATCCCCAAAACCTTAGGAGACTGACATGACCTCGAGCAATCGGGTTCGGATCACCGGCGTCCTTGAGAACACCCCCGGCACGACGCCGAACACCCCGCGCATGCGCACCGCGCGCTGGACCGGCGAAAGCCTCAACATGCGCACGCCGACTTACATCGACGGCGACGAGGTCAATTCGGACCGCATGCAGGAAGACCCGACGCAGGTGTTCAAGGACGTCAACGGCGGCCTCAACGTCAACGTCTATTATCCCGTCGATCTCTCGCTGTCCTCGGTGCTGTGGCAGTCGAAGATGATGAACGATTGGGCCAATTCGCCGAGCCGCGACAATGACGGCACCGCGGACAGCGTCATCACCAACGTCACGGCCTCGAGCGGTGTGATCGCGGTGACCACGGGCGCCGCCTTCATTGCCGGCCAGCTGGTGCAGCTCTCCGGCTTCACCAATTCCGGCAACAACCGCATCGCCAAGATCACCACCGGCTCGGCGACCGTGCCGGCCGTCGGTGCCGGCATCCTGACGGACGAGGCTGCGCCGCCGGCGGCCGCGCGAATGAAGGTGGTCGGCTTCGTCGGCGCCTCCGGCGACATCTCGGCGACCTCGACCGGCCTTGCCTCGAGCGTGCTCGACTTCACCACGTTCACGGACCTGTTTGTCGGCAAGTCGCTCAAGATCGGCGGATCCGCCGCCGGCGATCGCTTCGCGACCGATGCGCTCAACACTTTCGTCGTGATCAGCGCGATCGCCGCGCACGCGATCACGCTTTCGAACCTGCCGACGGGCTGGACCACCGACGACGGAAGCGGCAAGACCATCAAGGTCTGGTACCCCGACAGCATCAAGAACGGCACCACCCAGCGCACCGCCACGATCGAGAAGGGGTTCCTCGGTCAGGCCGTGCCGAACTACCACGTCGGCAAGGGCATGCAGGTCGACACGTACACCGAGACCTGGAACATGAAGGGGAAGGTCAAGGGCGTCTATGCCTTCAAGGGCATGGGCGGCTCGAAGTCGACGACCTCGCTCGATTCCTCGCCGGATGCCGCACCGACCGCGCGCAATTTCGCCTCCAATGTCAACGCCGGGCGGCTGTCGGAGGGCGGCTCGCCGCTCGCCGGCCCGAACTTCTGCCAGTCGCTGGAATGGACCATCAGCAACGGCCTGCAGAGCGACGAGGACATCACCCAGGACAGCCCTGTGGGCAACACCGAGGGCGATTGCGAGATCACGGTGAAGATGTCGACCTACTACGGCGACAGCACGCTGATCGACAAGTTCTTCAACTCGACGCCGACGTCGCTGTTCTCCTACCTGGTCAAGGACGGGCAGGCCTTCACCCGGTTTTTCCCGCGGCTGACCAACACCGCCGACGGCAACCCGGTCGCCTCGGGGCGCAACACCAAGGTGATGCTGCCGCTGACGGCGAAGGCGTCGCGCGACACCGCGACCGGCGCGGTGCTGATCGCCGACCGCTACGAGTACGTCGAGATCTGAGCGGTTTCCCGCAAAGCTCCGACCTGCGGGAAAAACCCTCGCTGCCGTCCCCTGGCGGCGAGTTGCGCGCAACAGGCGGGCGGCGCGGTCGGACGCGCTGCCCGCCACCCTTTATCCGACGAAAGGCAAATCGATGTCGAAGCTTAAGCTCTCCTCGTTCAACGTTCCGCGGAAGCGCATCGTTGACGGCGACTGGATCGTCTACCGCCTCGCGGCCGCGCCCGATGGCTCGACGCCGGCGCGCTTCCTTGTCTCCGGACCGTCGAAGGAAGCCTACAAGATCGCGATGGATGAGCTGTCGCGCGATCTCGCCAAGAAGTACGGCAAGGAGCGTATTCCGGACGACGTTGCCTATGCCAGGCAGGCCCAGCTGATCGCCGAGCACCTCTTGCACGGCTGGGATGGTCTCGACCAGGTCTATTCGCCCGAGCTGGCGGAACAGCTGCTTTCGGACCGGGACAACGAGGCTCTCGGCGACGCCGTGATGTGGTGCGCGCGCGAGGTCGAGCGCGTGAATTTCCAGTTCGAAGAGGATCTGGAAAAAAACTCCGCAGCGCCCTCCGTTACCAGCTGACGCGGCAGGGCACCGACGAATGGCTCGAGGAGCTCGCCGCGCATGAACCTGACGCTGCGGTGCTGCTCGAGCAACGAGACGAGATCCCGCCGGAGGCGCGTAGCATCCCGCGGTGGGCGCGGCTCTACTGGCAGGCGTTCGGCGATCTGATCGACGAGCGCGAATACCTGCAGGAAACCCAGCTCCTGCCCAGCGCGCCGGGGGCGCCGCCGGTGATGATCATCGCCAACAAACCCCGCCGCATCGCCTGGCGCACACTCGACGCCTACGCCGAGCGAGGCGGCTTTTGCGGCGAGGAACGGGTGCTGTTCCTGCGCCTGATGCGCGCGATGGACGACGAGCTCCTGAAAGTCAAAGCCGAACAGGGCCCCGGCCAAACCGAGCCCAGCGAGGACGAGCATGGCTGACGACGTCGTCAGGTTGATCGACATCCAGGGCAAGGCGACGAATGTCGACCAGACCACCGCGTCGGTCGAGAAGCTCGCCGGCGCCATGGACGACGTCGTCGTCAACTCGGACAAGACGAGCAGGGCAACGCTCTCGGTCGAGCGGGCTTTCGAGAGCCTGCAGAAGCGCGCGGATACCACGTATCGCGCGCAGCAGCAGCTGACCAAGGACCAGAAGACGCTTGACGATGCCCGCAAGCAGGGCATCGTCAACGATCAGCGTTATGGCGAGCTGCAGGGACTGATTGCCCAGAGCTATCAGCGCACGGTCGAGGGCGCCGGCAAGGCGGCCACGGCCACCATCGCCGTTGGCAAAGAGGCAGGGCTCGCTCGCCATGAGCTGACCAACCTGTCGCGCCAGGCGCAGGATGTTTTCGTCGGCCTGACCTCGGGCCAGTCATTCGGGACCGTGCTGATCCAGCAGGGCACCCAGGTCGCCGACGTCTTTGCCAACAGCCAAGGAACTCTGAAGGGCTTTTTCGGCCAGGTCACCTCGGGCCTGTCCAGCGTCTTGACGCCGGCGCGCCTCGCGACCGCCGGCCTGCTCGGAATCGGCGCGGCGGCGACTTATCTGGCCTTTCAGTGGTCGGACGCACAGGACAAGGTCAATCAATCGCTGATCGGCATCGGCGCGCGTACCGGCACAACGGCGGCTGACATCAACCGCTTTGCGGAAGCGAATTCAAGCGCCACCGGTCTTTCGATCGCATCGGCACGCGAGGTCGCGACCGAATTCACGAAGACCGGGAACATTACAGTTTCTGCGCTGAAAGGTGTCGGCGACGCGATCCACGGCTATTCGGTTCTGACCGGCAAGGATGCGAGCACCGCGACCAAGGAATTCGCCGGGCTGCTCGGTGGCGACCTTGTCGATGCTGCCAAGAAGCTTGATCAGACGTATGGCTTTCTGAACGCCTCAACGCTCGACTCGATTCGCAACCTGCAGGTTCAAGGCGACCGGATCAAAGCCATTCAGATGATTATCGATGGCACCGCGGCCGATAACCAAAAGGCCGCGGACAGCGTCGGTGTTCTGACGAAAGCTTACAACGCGCTGTCGAACGTCTTGTCGAATATCAAGGCGGGTCCGGCGCCGACCGACCCCGCTGTAGAAGCGAGGCGCCAACTCGAACAAGCGAAGCAGGACCGCGACAATGCGGCGGCCAGTCAAGCTGCCGGCTTTGCGATGATTGGTCGCAACGATCGCGGCGAACTGGTTCAGTTGAAAAGCCTCGAAGAGTTCGACCGGAGGGTAGACGAAGCTCAACGGAAGGTCGACGGTTTCTCGGCTGACAACATCCTCAAGCAGTTCAACAAGATTTCCGCCGAAGCGGATGGCATCACCCGCGCGATCCTTCCGCAGCTTGACGCCATGGACAAATTCGACGAGGCCATTCGGAAGCTCGGCGAAGCCAAGGCGCTGAGCGACTCCAACATGCCGGGCGTTAGTGTCCCGGGGAGGACTGACGACGCGCTGCAAGTCCTGCAATATCAGCGCGATCTCACTAAAGAGTCGCTCGATTCGACGGTTCGTCAGGCCGCCGTCGTCAACCAGTTGAAGGCCGAATGGGGCGGCGTCAGTTCGCAAACGGCTGTTGCCCTGACGAACTTGCGTGGTCTATTGGGTGTTGCCCAGGCTGTGACGGGCGCGCAGAAGATTGCGGCGCAGGAAGTTGCGACGTTCAACAATCTTCTTGCTCAAGGAGTATCGGAGGAAGAAGCCGCACGGCTCGCCGCCGAACAGCGCGCAATCGCAGAGGCGAATGCGACCACCGCCGTGATGCAGCAAGTGCAATCTCTAAAGGACCAAGTCGAACTGATTAAGGCGCGGCAGAACGGCACGGAAGCCACGACGGCGGCGTCAATCGCGTATCGCAATGCGATCAATTCGGGAGCGGATGCGTCGGCTGCGGCGGCGCTGAAAATGCAAATCCTGGCAAAATATGCGGCCGAAGCCGCCGCACAGGCGAATGCATTTGCAAACGCAATGTTCGGTGCGCAGTCGGTCAATTTTGGCGCCAGCGCTTTTCTGCCGATGGGACTCGGTGGTTTGACGCCGGCACAGGCGAATGCGCCGGAGGCTGCTAACTTTAGCGGGTCTTCGACGCCTTATGTCATGACCCAAAGCGGTTCGTTTACCGGCGGTCAGAATCCGAATTCTGGCGCCAAAGCGCTTTACGGTAACGGTGTCGGACAAACGTATAGTTCCCTCGGCGTCAATCAATTCGCCAGCCCGTCGCTGCAGGACATCGTCAATCGCTACGTTGGCTCGGGCGACCTCGCCGGCGCAATCGCTGCGGCCCAGGCCTACCGGTCGTCGTCAACCGACAACAGCGAGCAGGTCTCGCTGGTCGACACCCTGACCCAGATCAAAAACTCGCAGACCTCCGACAAAGGCACCCAGCTCGAGAATTTCAGGCAGCAGCTGGCCTGGCTGCAGACCCTGCCGGAGACGATCGCGCGCGACCAGGCCATCTCCAGCCTCAACTCGAACATCCAGTCGCTGGTCGACGCCATCAACAACAACACAGACGCAACAGAGAAGAACACGGCCTCGCTGCCCGGCTATCTGTCCTCGCTCTACGCCCAGGACAACGTCAAGGGTTTCGGTTTCGCCACCGGCGGCATCATGACCAAGTACGGTCCGGCCCAGCTGCGGGCATTCGCGGGCGGAGGCATCGTCGATAGCCCAACGATCTCGCTCGCGGGCGAGCGCTACGAGCCGGAGGCGATCATTCCGCTTCAGCATGGCGCCGTCCCGGTGCAGTTGCGCGGCGCTGCGGCCGCTCCGCCGGCGGCGCCGAACGTCCAGATGCTGTTCCAGCCGATGATCTACGTGAACGACAGCGGCGACGTCGATCTCGTGCATGACGCGGCCTCGCAGGCGGCCAACGACGCCTATGCCGCGATGATGAAGTACGTTCGCCGATGACCATTACCGTCACCGTCAAGGACGTTGAGCTGCCGGAGGCGGTGCAGCGCGGGGCCCAGACCATCCTCGACGATTCCGTCGAGGCGCTGACGTCGTGGTCCGGCCTAGAGCAGATCAACCGCAAGAGCACGCGCCGGCCGCGATCCTTCAGCATCGGCTACGGCATCCGCGACCAGGCGCTGCGCCAGGCGATCGGCGACCTCTATCTCGCGCACGGCCAGACCATCGGCTTCCTGCACAAGGACTGGTACGACAGCACGATCGCGAACCAGCGTATCGACAGCCCGGGCGGTGTCTCGATCGCCAACGGCTCCAACAAGGATTTTTATCTCTTCAAGACCTATTCCAACGGCGCGCTGGTCTCGCCCGTCACCTACGAGCGGCCGATCACCCGGCCGGACTCGAGCTCGATCTCGATCACCATCAACGGAACGCCGACGGCGGCTTTCACGGTGCAGCCGCTCGGGCTGATCCGCTTCACGGCGGCGCCGGCGGCAGCTGCCAACATCACCGTGGTCGTCGCGACCTTCAAGACGCCGGTGCGCTTCGCCGGCAAGATGCCCATCAGGGTCGATACCGCCGGCAAGATCGCTATGCCCGGCTTCCAGCTCAAAGAACTTTTCGAGCGCTGACCCGTGCCCCTGACACTCGCCTTCGACCTGTCGCGCAGCGATCTGCAGATCGTTCGCCTCTACGAGATCCTGTGCAAGGACGGCACGATCGCACGGCTGACGGATGCCGATCATGACGTTACCATCGCCACTGGGCCCGTGACTTACGAGGCACGGCTGTCGACGTCGTTCTCACGCATCACCAAGTCCGACGACGGGCGCGGAAATGTTTGCGAGATCACAACGACTCTCTCGAGTGGCGGTGCATTCGATCCTGCAAAGGTGGCGCTCGGGCGCTTCAAGAATTCCGTCTGTACGGTGCGGCTTTGTGATCTCTCCGATTTGTCGGTATCGAGCTGGGATTTTGCCGGGGTCGCCGGCGACCAGACCTATTCGGAAGACGCGACCGGCTTCAAAATCGAGTTCCGCAGCGACATCTCGCTTGCGCGCTCGGTCGTGGTCGATAACTACAGCGGCACGTGCCGCGCCAAGTTCGGCGATTACGTAAATCCGTCCAGCCCCGGCAGGTGCCAGATGCCGGTCAGGCCGGATGATGTCATCCGCAACACTGCATACGCCGTCGGCGATTTCTACAGGGTCCGTTCCGGCACCGCCGGCACCCCGGCGGACTACGCCAACCGGCTCTACAAGGTCACGACGGCGGGTACGACCGCGGCTCTACAGCCGAGCTACGACACGACGGTAGGCCACTCGACCATTGATGGCGGTGTCACTGCGATTGCGATGGAGGCCTGGCTGCGCACCGTCACCGTAGCGAGCGTCTCCGCAAACGGGCACGACTTCGTCATCTCCGACCCGGCCGATGCGCGCGTTGTCGGGGATTCGTTCGCGATGGGCTGGGTCGCGGTCAACGGCAACTATGACCTGGAGCTCGACGTACGCGCCTACGACGCGGGGAGCAGGACCGTGTCGCTGTGGATGCCGGTCGCCGCATTGCTGCAGGTTGGAGACATCCTCGATATTTCACCGGGGTGTTTCAAACGCAGAGAGGAAGACTGCGCCGACCGATTCGCGAACGCCGAAAACTTCCAGGGTGAGGGCTGATGGCATTCAGCAGCACCATAGGCGGCGTCGCGACCACGAGCTCCCCGGGCTTTGGCGGATCTTATACGGCTTATGCCGGCGGCTTTTTGGTCAGCCCGCCGCGGCCGGCCCCGGTTGTGGCCCTCAGCGCCAACGCGACGCCGGCGCCGACGCCGCTGCCCAAGCAGCAGCTGCAGTTGGTCTCGGACCTGCTCTATGGCAAGCCGATTCCGATCTCCGCCGGCAAGCGCCTTTTGCGCGGACGGGTGCTCTGGTACACCAAACCGCGAACCATCACGCTGACGGGGGCGATCTCGGCCGCTGACGTCGGGACCGTCTCGCGCAACGGCGTGATCTATTCCCAGGCGCAGGTCGCGTCCAGCGGCACGGCCGTGGTGTGCGACATCGCCGTCAGTTTCGGCCAGCCGCTGTCGTCGAACGGCAAGCGCGACGTGCTGCAGATCCGCTGTGGCGTCGCGACCGGGGGCGACGCCGGCGTTGCCGCGACCGTCATCTACGACAAGACGATCTCACCGATCGTCAACGCCAAGGGGCTGAATTTCACCTATTATCCCGGCAGCTACACCCAGCCGGTCGACCCCACCATCGAAGCCGACAGGGGTGTAGGCCTGACGCAGGCTTTCCGCGGTCAGCACTACATCGTGTTCCGCAACTTCCCGCTCGACCTGTTCAACGAGAACGGCAATTTGGTCGAACCGCTATTCGGCGCCGTGATCGCGGATGACACCTTCTCTAGCGTTGCGACCGAGAATTTCACGATCTCGACCGGGGAGAGCGTCTCCAACCAGCCCGGCATCGATTGGGCCTCCGGCACGGTCTACTTCTGCGACATCACGGCGTATCGCATTGTCGCCTCGGAGCTGTGGGGCACACACAGCGAGCTTTACTCGCTGCCGATCGTCAATTTGTCGTCGGCCTTCACCAGCCTTGCCATCGCGCAGGTCGACTATATCGACGGGCTGCAGCTCCTGCTCGCAGTCGCGGACGGGCTTTTCCTCAACCAGAAATTCGTGCTGATCAACCCGTTCACGGGCCGCGTCGTCTGCGAGATGAGCGACACCAAGTTCAACGCAGAAAACATCACCGACCTCATCAACAATTTTGCCTGGAGCGTCGACACCGTCCACGCGCAGCCGGTCTATCTGTTCGCGATGCTGTCGCTGCACGGACGCCTCGAGGTATTCGCCTACAATGCGGCCACCAACATCATGCGCCGCATCGTCGACACCGGCGAATATCTCGGGGGCGCCGCGCCGTCCGTCTCCGCAACTTGCATCTCGATCTGCCGCGGCAAATCGGAAGGCGGGCAGGCGGTATTCTGGATCGGCAGCCAGGCGCACGTCCACAAGGTGGTGATCGATGCCGATCACGAGACCGCCACGATCACCACGCTGGCCGATCTCGAGGCCAATCTGGTTCACTACATGCCGTCCGAGGATTGCCTCCTGGTGTTCTCGCCGGCGGGGCTCGCGACCAAGTACCGCTGCTCGGACGCTTCAGTGCGGTGGCAGAAGACGCTGTCCTTCACCATGGCCAAGCCCTATGCCGGCGCGGCACCGACCGTGTCGACCACCGACCGCTGGCGCCGTAGTGCGCATTATTTCGGCGCGATGGCCGGCGGCAGCCTGAAGCTGCTCGACCTCGCCGACGGCACGGAAACCGCGCTGACGGGGCCGGCCGTCAGCGGTACCTATCTGTTCGACAGCGAAACCAAATCGTTCCTGCGCTTTCCGGCCGGCGGCGGCGCGCCGACCATGTACCGGCCGGGCGGCACGGGCTCGGGCTCCTATGCCTTCAGCGACCTTACACTGGCCCTGGCCGAGCGTGCAGGTTACGCGCCGGGCGCCGTTACCATCTCGGGGATTCCGGACACCTTTGGTGGCGTCGTCATCGACCAGGACCTCGATTTCCAGGACTTCCTGAGGATCCACCAGGATTTGCTCGGCTACGAGAACGTGCAGGACCAGTCCATCCGGCTTTTCCGGATCCCAGACGATCCACCGATCGATTTCACAATCACGCCGGAGATGTGCATCGACCCCGGCCAAGGCGGTGGGCCGATCACGGTCATGCAGGAGCAGGCGAGCTCGTTCGCCAGCCGTCTCGACGTCGTATACCCCGACGCATCGCTGGACTATGCGCCGACCACCCAGACGATCACGCGGCCGGTCAACGCGGTGACTACAGAAAGCCTGAAGAAGGACACCATCTCGACGCCGCTGATCATGACCGCCGACCAGGCGGTGACGCTTGGCACCGCCGCGCTTTATCGCCGAATCATGGGCGGCACGCGGCTGACGCTGCAGGGTATGCCGCTGCTCGGCGCCGTCACGCCCGGCGATATCTGCCTCGTGCACTCCGGCGGCAACTCCTACACCGCGAAGGTCAAGCAGGCCTCGCTCGGCGGATCCCTGCAGAACCAGATCACGCTGCAGGCGATCCTGACGAAGACCTCGTTCACGGGGCTGGGCTCCTCCGGCGCGACGCCACCCTTCGTCTATTCGTTGCCGGATCCGTCGTCGGACGCGATCCTGCTCGATGGGCCGTTGTTCGCCGCACGCGGCGATCTCGGCGGCCGCGCGCTCGCCTTCAATTGGGTGGCTACTTCGCTCGGCCAGGCCGCCTGGAGCGGGGCGCAGTTCTTCTACGGCTTTGACGGGGTCAACTACGTGGCCGCCGCGGGCACCGCGCTGGAATCGCAGGTGGTGCACTTCGGCACGGTGATTGCCGCGCTCGGTACCACGGCCTCTCCGTTCATGTCCGACTACGCCAATACGTTCTCGGTGGTGCCGCGCATCGGAGATTTCACCGATTTTGCCAGCGTGACCTATGCCGACCGCATGAACGAGACCACGCTTGCCTATATCGGCGCGCCCGGCCGCTGGGAGGTGATTGCCTGGGAGACGATCACGGCGAACGCCGACGGCAGCTATACCTTCTCCGGCCTGTCGCGCGGCCTTTACGGCACGGAGGTGTTCTGCGGCACCCACCAGGTCGGCGACTACTTCGTGCCGATCGCCGGGCAGGACGTCTATACCTCGGCCTTTGCAACGGGCGCGCTCGGCGAGGCCGTCTACTACCGCGGAGTCGGCATCGACCAGCCGCTGTTCGCCTCGCGGCCGCATCTTGCGACCGTCACGGGCAATGCCGAGAAGCCGCCGGCGCCCGTGCATCTCGACGCCGTGATCTCCGGCTCGGACATCGCACTGTCTTGCGATCGCCGCTCGCGCTTCGGCGCGCATCCCGCGGTCGACTGGACCGTCACTGACAGCGAGGACGAGGACGAGTGGCAGTTCGACATCGTCTCCGGCGGAACGGTGCTGCGCACGCTGACCTCGACCACGCCGGGCAAGACCTATGTGGCTGCGGACATCACCGCCGATTTCGGCTCGATGCCGGCAAGCCTGACCTTTCGCGCCTACCGCGTCGGCCATGACGGCGGCTTCTCGGTCGGCCGCGGCTTCGAAGCCGCGGCGACGGTCGCGCTGTCCTGAGGGATCTGAAGCATGACCTTGATCACGTCGAACAATCTCGGCCTGGTGCAGCTCGTCAACGGGCAGACCAACCCGGAGACCACGGCCAACGACAAGGGCGGGGAGCTCGACAGCTTCCTGACGGCCGTGCAGTCGATCTCGGTGAGCTCGGGCAACCAGACCGTGGGGGCAGCCGATTATCTGCGCTATCGCAAATTCAAGGTGACCGGCAACACGACGGTCGGCCGGTCGCTGACGCTGCGCGCGGTGTCGCGCGCCGTCATCGTCGACAATTCCGACGCCGGCAATACCCAGTCGCTGGCGATCAAGCTCGGCACCACGACGATCAATCTGGCGGCCGGCAAGAAGGCGATGGTCGAGACCGACGGCACCGCCAACGGTCTCGAACTGATCGTCACCAACGATTTCACGCTGGGCGGCCTCGGCACGATCTCGACCTTCAACGAGGCGACCGCCGCGCAGTATCTCAACAACACACCCGGCAAGGCGCTGTCGACCGACAAGATCTGGTCGGCCGCCGGGACCGTGACGCTGACGGACGCGTCGACCGTCACCATGGACTTCTCGACCTTCATCAACGCCAAGCTGACCGGCACCGGCGGTGTCGGCTCGAGCCGCACGTTGGGAGCGGCCGCCAACGCCAAGGTGGGGCAGAGCGGCATCCTGGAGTGGTTCCCGGTGACCGGCGCGCTGACGCTGGTGATCCCGTCCGGCTCGTCCTACGTGGCCGCCGGCGGCATCGCAGGCCTGTCGCTGTCCAACACCAACGGCGCGCGCGACGCCATCACCTATTCCGTCCTCAACGACGGCAAGGTTCTGCTCGCCGTGCACAAGGCACTGGCCACATGATCCCGGGCGCGCTCGTGCAATCGCTGCTTCGCGGCGCCGGCGGCGGCGGGGGCGGCGGCGGTGGTGGCGGCGGGACCGCGCGCCAGGTCGCGCTGTCGACGCCGCTGGGGGCGGTCATCATCAACATGGACGGCACGGCGCGCCAGACGGCGCTGGCCGGATCCGTCGTCAACCAGACCTAAAGGCCCCGCATGGCTCTCCACGACACCGTCTGGTACGTCAACTATGGCGACGGGGCGACCACCGGGTACTTCGCCGTCACCAAGCGGCCGCAGAACACGGCTGTGTCCGCCGGCGCGCTCTATCGCCAGTTCACGGCGCCGAGCTCGGGCAATGAGCGCGTCTTCGTGGTCATCACAGGCGGCACGACGGCGAACACGACCGACGCGACCTGGACGCTGACCCGCGGCGCCAAGACCACCGACGGCACGGCGGTCCTTCAGGAGTGCACGGGCGTTGCCGCAGTCAATGGTGATGCCACCAACACGGTGCCGTGGTCGACGGTCAAGAACACGGCTGTCACGCTGGGCGAGATCATCAAGAACGTCGCCGGCACGCACTATTTCATCAACTCGACCGCCGGTACCGCCGGCAACGGCTCGGAGCCGAGCTGGAACACCACAGCCGGCGGCACCACCAACGACAACACCTGCGTCTGGACCTGCATCGGTGCCGTCGGCAACTTCACCGGCTGGCAAGCGCCGCACGCTCGCGCCATCAATGCGATCGCCTCAGGCTGGGGCCAGAATGGCAACACGTTCTACCTCCACTCGGCGCACCAGGAGACGACGTCGGGCAACATGAACTTTGCCATCGGCGCGCTCGGCTCGCCCTGCTACTTCCTTTGCGTCGGCTCGGCGCATGTGCCGCCGCAATCGGGTGACGTCACGTCGGGCGCGACGATCGCCGAGGGCTCCGCGAGCACTTTTGCTGTCGCTAGTGCGACCGGCAATGTTCAGTATTGGGACGGCATCAATCTATCGGCCGGCGGCGCGTTTGCGTTCACGCTCGGCGCCGGTTCGGTCTCGACGCTGGTCTATCGCAACGGCACGCTGTCGACGACGAGCCCGACCATCAACCTCGGATCCAATGCCGGCGCGCGCGGGTCGAACGTCACCCTGGAAAATGCCCCGATGTCCTTCTCCGGGACGGGGCAGAGTATCGCCGTCTGGCTCGGCGACATCGTCTGGCGCGACACGCCGAGCGCGCTCGCGGGCGCCGCGGTGCCGACGACGCTGATCGGCTCGACCGGCAACAGCCAGGCGCGCATGTCGATCCGCGGCGTCGACCTGTCGGCGGCCGGCAGCGGCAAGACGCTGTTCTCGAACTCGGTCAATCTGCAGGGCTATTTCAACCTGACGGATTGCAAGATCAACGCCTCGGTGACGATCGGCCAGCCGGGCGGCCCGAACACCGTCATCGATGTCGTCAATTGCGACAGCGGCGCGGTGAACTACCGCGACGAGCGCTGGGCCTATGCCGGCAGCCAGGTGGTCGACACCGGCGTCACCCGCACCGGCGGCGGCGGCGACGGCACCACGAGCTACAGCATCAAGATCGTCACGACCGCGAACGCGCTCTGGGCGCTTCCGTTCGAAGCGCAGCCGATTCCGGTCTGGATCGACAGCGCCGGCGTCGCCAAGACGATCACGCTCTACGGCGTCACCACCGGCGGCTCGGTGCCGAACAACGACGAATTCTGGATGGACGTCGAATATCTGTCCTCGAGCTCGTCGCCGATCATGTCCCGCGCCACGGCGACCAAGGCCAATCTGCTCGCATCCGCCGCGGCGCAATCGTCGGACGCCTCGACCTGGTCGGGCGGCACCACCGCCTTCAAGGTCGCGGTGACGGTCACGCCGCAGCAGAAGGGCTTCATTTACGTCAGGCCGAAGGCCGCGAAGGCGTCGGCAACCTACTATCTCGATCCGCAGATCTCGGTGGTCTGAGATCGAGAGGAAGCGCTTTCAGCATGGGCCGCTCGATCGCCTCGTGCGCGATCCAGGCGACGACCAGCGAGGATAGGATCGCCAGCGCGATGATCGCGCCTGGCGGCAGCACGATCGAGTGGCTTTTCAGCAGGGCATAGACGATCCCGATTCCCACGGCCTGGAACAGGTAAAGCGCGTAGGACATCCCGCCGAGATAGGTCAACGCACCGCGGTTCAGGTTGAACTGCATCGCGCCGTAGACGATCAGCGCCGCCGGGATACCGCAAACGACGACGCGCTGCGCGTTGTTCTCGCCGCTGTAGTTCTGAAGGATGTTGTCGTGCGGCCCCAGACCGAGAAAGCCGACCGCGACGAGTGCGGCCGCGCCGATCGGGACGCCCCATCGCGCCGGGCGCCAGGACGGCAGGCGAGCGACCACCAAGCCCAGGAGGAACTCGGCAATGAGGGGGTTGCCGAGAATTTGAAAGACCGGCCCTGCCGATCGCAACGCGAACGATCCGACAAATATTCCGGCGAGGACAGGCAGCCAGACGCGGTTGGTCAAGACCAGCGCCGCAGCGCCGTAGAACAGCAGCTCGAAGGTGAGGGTCCAGGCGACCGGCAGAACCGGCTGTGCAAGGATGTCGGTGGCGGGCCATAACGAGATCGTGGCGAGCGTCTCTCGCCACTGCAGGCCGCCGACGGCAACGACGAGCAGCGCGGGCAGAAGACTGGCCACCCAATAGATTGGGAGCACCCGTCGCACGCGTCTCCAGAAGAACCGCGAGGCCGACGGTTCCTTCGCAGCGGTGATCGAGATCACGACGCCGGACAGCACGAAGAAAATATCAACGCCGGTCTGTCCGACGCTCTCGAGCTGCGCCGCATAGGCGGCGCGCTCGCCCGCCATCAGCAACCCGAGTTGCGAAGCGTGGACGTAGACGACGAGCAGGGATGCCGCGAAGCGAAGGGTCTGAAGCGACCAGATCATCCAAACCGACCAAAAGTATCGCATTCCGTCGAATAGCGGACCCTAGCACCGCAACCTGATGGCGAACAACCCTCGGGCGACGGCGGCGAGCGATTCACCTTAATGCAGAGGAGCAACAGGCCATGGTGGACATTCTGTCCGTTCTCACCGGCGCCGCCGGCGTCGGTCTCTCGTATTTCGGCTACCGCGGCGCGGCCAAGGTCGTCCCCGCGGCGCTCGCCTGGGTTCGGACCCGCTGGGGTGCCGGGAAGGCCCTGGTGGCCACGCTCGAGGGCGACGTCGCCGAGCTCGGGACCCGGCTCGCTATGGTCGAGGGCGAGCTCGAGCACCTGCGGTCGCAGCTGCCGGGGTTCCAGGAGCCTGAGGCCTCGCCGAGCCTGACCGCCTCCCAGGAGCCGCCCACTTCGGTGCCGCCGCCGCCGGCGGAGACGCCCGTGAGGGTGGCGTGATGCGCACCCTCAGCCAGGCGGCCCGGCAGCGCCTTACGGAGCCGTGGGAGGAGTGCGTCCTGTACGTCTACGACGACAAGGTCCCGAAGCGGCGCATCGGCGGCAAGCTCGCCTATCCCGAATGGGACGGCGGTCCGGTCAAGGGCACGCTGACGATCGGATTCGGACACACCGACGCCGCCGGCGGCCTGAAGATCACCCAGGGCCTGCGCCTGACCCGCCAACAGGCGGACGAGCTGCTCTCGCGGGATCTCGCGCCCGGCGAGCGGGCGGTGAACGCAGCGCTCAAGGTCGCCGTTAGCCAGCACCAGTTCGACGCCTTGGTCGACACTTGGTTTAACTGCCCGTCCGGCGCGATCGCGGCGATCAGGCTGATCAATGCTGGCCGGGCCGACGAGGTGCCGGCGAAGCTGCTGCAGTACGTCTACTCGAAGGGCGAGCGCATGCAGGGCCTGGTGAACCGGCGCAACGCCGAGATCGCCTGGTTCAACACGCCCGACCAGCGTGAGGCGCCGCCGGCGCCGCATCCCGACGTGGTGTTCTCGCCCAAGGCCGAGCGCAACCCGCCGCCCAAGACGATGGCGCAGTCGAAGACGGGCAACGCCGCGCTGTCGATCGGCGCCAGCGCGATCGCCTGGATGGTCAAGCAGGCCAACGACGTCCTCGACCAGGCCCGCGAGCTGCAGGGCAAGGTCGCGGATCTCGGTCTGCTCGATGTCGCCGGGAGCCTGGTGCACCGGCCGGAGGCCCTGATCGGCGGCGCCGTGCTCGCGCTCGCCGTGTTCATCTGGTTCGACCGTCGCAACAAGCTGGTGAACGATCATGTTTGAGGCGTTGTCGGACGTCGCGGCCGCATGGCGCACGATCGCGCATGTCTCGGAATGGACGGGACTGTCGGTCGGCGTCCTGCTCGCGATCGCGGCCGCCGTCTTCTACGACCCGCGCCTGCTGAAGCCGGCGATCGGCGCGGCCGTGCTGCTAGGCGCGGCCTATGCCGGCACGCTCTACGGCGACAGCGTCGGCCGCGCCGACGTCGAGGCGCAATGGGCCGACGCGCGCAAGGCGGCGATCGACGCGCAGGCCGAGCGCGACCAGCTGGTCGAGCAGAAGCTGCAGGAGAAGTACGGGCCGCGGCTGGCCACGCTCGAGGGGCAGGCGGCCGCGAACAAGCGAAAGGCGGACGACTATGAACGGAAGCTCCTCGCGGCCATGGGGACCGCCCCGGGCAAGCCTGCGCGCGCTGGCGGGACTTGCGAGCTCGGCGATGTTGCTGACCGCGTGCGGCCCGGCGGGCAGGCTCGCGACCTTCGAGAAGGGCGACACCCGCCTCGCGGTCGACCTGCCGGCGGTGTGTGACGCCTTCCTGCAGCCCGTGCCGCGGCCGCCTGTGACGCGCAAGACGGACGCCCGCGTGGCCTATGCCCGCTCGGACGACGCGCTGGACGAGGCCAACAGCCGCATCCAGAGCGGCTCCGAGTGCCACAGGGACGAACGGGCCGCCTTTGCGGCCGGAAAGGGCGAGGAGAAATGAGCGTCGCGAAGCTCGCAAATACCCGCCCGCGCGCATCCACCGCCGAGCGGCTCAGTTCGCTCGAGCAGCGCGCCGACGGCCACGACAAGCTGCTGGAGCCGATGGCCAAGCAGCTCGAGGAGCTCTACCTGGTGTGGGCGCGCGCCAAGGCGATCAACTGGTTCGTGGTGAAGATCGGAGCCTGGATCGGCGGCGGATTCGGCGCGATCGCCGTGATCCTGACGATCTGGGAGAAGGCGAGGGTGCTGCTCGGCCATTAAGGCGCCGACCCGCCGAACAAAGTCCCATCAGATGCGCCGTCGGCTTCAGCCGTCGGCGCGTCTTTTGCCGTTTTGAACAGATCGAGCTGTGTCGTTCTTGCGAGTCTGGCTATCGCGATCGGGATGACGGCCGCCTCGATGTGCACCAGGGCGCGCGTCGCCTGCGGATGCAGATTGCCGAGCTCGCCGTGGATCCAGCCGCGCGCCCCGCGGCGCGCGCCGGCGGTGACGATGACGGCAGTTTTCAGAACACCTCGATGGTGACCGAGCCGTAGAACGGGCGGCCATATTTCGAGTTCATCGCGACTAGCCCGTTCTCCTGCAGGGTCGCCCGGCGGCGCTCGCTGAGGGCGAGGAACGCCTCGATGTTGAGCTCCGGGACGATGCCCTTGAACTCGCCGTCCTTCTTGCCGGCGACCTTCACGGCGCCTTCGCCGGCGAACTCTTCCTTGAAGTTCTCGCCTTCCTCGGTCGCGATCTCGCGCAGCGCGCGCTTGATGTCTTCCATCCGGGCGAAGTCGGCCGCGTGCTTGCGCTCGAGGCCGAGCAGCTCGTGGGCGAGGGCACGGCGCTCGTTGGCGCTCTTGGCGGGCATCGGCGGATCCATGGGCAGCGCGGGATGCGGGACAAGGACCGCGCGCGGCCGGAAATGTTCCATAATCACCTGAAGGAATGGTTACAGGGCCTTGGGATCATGGCCGAATCGCCTCAGGCGAACGCGTCCTTCACCCGCGTCATGGCGGGGTGCGCCGGGTTCTTGACCTTCACCCAATGGGTCTGGCGGCCGCCGCGGTAGGATCTTTCCCGGTGCTTCGACACCAAGCCCTCGAGCCCCATCCTGCAGGCCGCCCGGAACAGGTCCGCGCCGATCTCGCCCTGCTCGAAGGGGGCGACGAAGATGCCTTCCGGATGCCGGCGCAGCAGCTGGGCGAGGTTGTTCTTGCGCAGCAGCTGGGCGAGGTTGTTCTTGCGCAGGTGCAACGGAAGCGGCCGCAGATCCTCGCCGCCGATCGCAACGACGTCGAAGGCATAGAGCTGCACCTCGTGGTCGTGCCGGCGCGAGATCAGCGCATCGAAGTCGCTGACGCCATCGACGCCGAGCACCACGGCCTCGCCATCGATGATGAACTGCTCCTTGCGGATCTTCAGCGCGGTCTCGACGATCCAGGGGAAGCGGCTGGTCCAGTCGTGCCCGTTGCGGGTGAAGAGGCGCACGCGCTTGCCCTCGCGCTCCACGCGGAGACGGAAGCCGTCGTATTTGATTTCGTGGATCCAGTCCGGGCCGGCGGGAACCTGTTTGCCGCGGCTCGGCAGGCAGAAATCGAACTCTGAACGCATGTCTGGGAGATAGGTGTCGGGCCTCGGAAATGCGAATCGCGGCGCTTAGGCGCTGCGCCTCGCTCGCCGCTTGGCTTCCATAAATTCAGCAAGGCGGCCCGGATCCGCCGCGAGCTTGTCCCAGGCGGCCCGGAACTTCGCCATGCAGTCCCGCCGATCTGCGCCGCGGCCCTGCGCTTCCATCGCACGTAGCGGGATGACAGTGTCGATGCCCCACGTCCATGCGGCATCGCCGCTGGTGAACGCCTTGATCCCGATCGAGCCGACCTCGATCTCGTCGTCGCCGTCCAGCTTGATCAGGACGCGATAATTGTCGGGGGCGTTGGGGTGCTTGACCTTGCGGAGGAAGAGATCCATGGCGGCCGTAACAAGCACGACCGCCGCGGGGAGTCGATTCCGCTAATCGACGGAGAACCAATCCGGCGGCGGCTCGCTGCCGCAGACGATGCAGCGGTGGCCCTCGCCGCGTTCGTAGCGGTAGTCGTGATCCGGGCAGTGCGCAGCGCAGATCGCGGGGCCGTCGGCCGGCGCGCTGTCGCAGAGCGTTCCGCAGACATGGCAGCGGAAGATGTTGCAGCCGTAGTTGTGGCCGAAGCGGCCGCCGCAGTCGCAGCGGCGGCCGCCCTTGATCTCGCGAAGGCGGTTGGCGATCGCGAAGTAATCGTCGACGATCGAGGGCGCCCCGGCGTCGTCAGTCAATGATCATCCTCAGGTCAATCGAGACGAGCTCGGGCCGCACCTGCACCTCGCGCAGCTCGCGCTCGAACTGCGAGGTGTCGTCGTCCTTGCGGACCCGGATCAGGCAGATGTAGGCGGTCACCTCGATGCCGCTCTCGGTCTTGCCCTTCCAGATCCGCGCCGGCGCGCCTTGCACGCGCGTCGTGTCGGGCGTTGCTTCGAGCATCAGCTTCATGCTGCTACCTTCTCCGGCCAGGTCCAGAAGCCTTGCGCGCCGCGGGCCGGGATCGGCGGCTCGAAGGGTTTGATGTCGATGAGCGGCCAGGCCCAGACCTGGTGGTCGATGCGATCGGAATCGCGGCCGCGGCCGAAGATCTCTGACGCCTTGCGCGGCGTGCCGAGGATCGCGGTGCCGAGCCCGTGCGCCGTCGGCAGCATCGGCCCGCCGTCGCCAGGCTTGAAGCCGATCTTGACCAGCAGCCGGCGCGCCTTTTCGTGTTTCAGGCCGGTCGGCTCGCCGGCCCACAGCCTGTAGAGGATATCCTGCACCTCGCGCGGATCGACCTTGCGCGCGCTGGCGTGGATGACGATGCGCTGGCCTTCGACGGCGGGGCAGCGGGTGCGATAGTCCCACTTGCGAAACTCGTAGGGCTTGGCGCCGATCATGATGAGCGAGGCCCAGGGCTGGTAGATAGTGAGGGCTTTCATTGTTCGTGCCTCGCAGGTTCGACGCAGAACCCCTGCTTTTTCATGTCCTCGACGCCGCGGGCATAGCCGCGCTCCTCGGCTTGCCGAACCTGCGCTGCGACCTCGCCTTCGAGGGTCAAGATGGCCTGCTGGATCTGATGGCTCTCTCGATTCCAGACGCCGAGCTCTTCCTCGAGCTTGCGGATGTAGGTGACGAGGTGGCCTTCATGCGCCTTGATCTGGCACGCAGGCGTCGGATAGTCGCAACCGACCTCGGTGCCGAAGTGCTCGGCGGCCAAGCCGCGGGTGGTGAAAACCTCATCGCAAAAGAAACAGCGCCAGTGAGGATTGACCTGATGCTTTTCTCTCAAGACATCTCCTCCATGCAGCGCGGGCACGTCACGGTGCCGCCGTCGCGGTTGGTGGTGCAGGCAATCTTCTCGCCGTCGGCGGCATAGCCGGCGCCGAGGTTCTTGTAGAAGGCGGGCACGGAGATCCCGCAGGCCGTGGTGGCGCGCTTGGTCGTGACGTGCAGCCAGTGCACGCCGGCGGGCTGGGGCGGGGCGACCGGCTTCGGCGGAGCGGGCGAGGGCGCCGGTAGTGCGCCGAACATGTCGAGCTGCTCAGTCATAAGCGACGGCCGTCGGCGCCAGTGAGCCGAAATGTATCTGCCAACCGTTCCAACTCGATGATCCGAGCGTCGCTCAGATCGTCGATATAGGTGTCGGATAGCCGAGCCACCAGCCGATGCAGGCGGTCGCCCGGCTTCAGCCGAATTGCGTCGCGAAGATATTTCGCGTCGACGGGTTTGAGCTCTTTCGTCACGGCCGCACCTCCGGCTTTTCCCGCCTGATAGCGTTGCGGCTCGTCACCATCTTGAAGCCGTCGGCGAACACGACGAGGCAGGAGTTGCGGCTGCCGCGGACGGGCACGTCGCAGCTCTGGCCTTTCCGGCCGCTGCGGTCCCAGCGGTAAACGTAACGCGGGCGGTTGCGCTGCTTGCGGCTCATGACCTGCCGCCCTCCGCCGACGTCAGATGCACGGTCGCGCCGCAGCACTTCGGCCAGCCGTCGCGCAAGCACTTCGCCGCGTCGACTTGGCGCGACTTGCCGCAGCGGCCGCAGATCACCTTGCCGTTGAGGAGTGAGGGGTGCGACCTGGCGATCTCCTCGTAGAGCACCTGGTGGCGGGTGAAGATGGTGTCTAAAGCTAAACCTGTCATGCGGCGGCCCCTGTCAGCTCCTTGAGTTGCTTGCACAGCGCGCCGATCGAGCGGAGCAGCTCGGGCGCGGTCTTTCCGCTCTCCACCGCCGACAACGCCAGCTCGGCGGCCGTCAGCGCGGTGAGGATGCGTTCCTGGTTGTTGATCCAGAGCACCAGCTCGTGGGCGATCTCGATCGAGCCCTCGCACCCGATCGTGATCGTGTTCTCCTCGCGGCCGTCGACGATCAGCACGGCCTCGTCGAACGGCGAGCGGTGGTGATCGGAGAGGGCGACGGGCGGCAGGGCCATCAACTCCGCACCGCCTCGCGGTAATGCTTCGGCGCTATGCCGTAGCTGGCCGCAATGACGTCGTGCGGCGTCTCGCCCGGCATGGCGCCGAGATGGAAGCGTCGCCGCGTGCCGTCCGGCTCGAGCGAGCCGTTGGTGACCTCGATCACGCGAAGCCGCTGCCCGCGGACAGTCACCTCGAGGAGGCGGCGCGGGAAGCCGTGCGAGACATCCTCGCTGATCAGCTTCGCATTGCGCTGCTCGGCGTAGAGTTCGAAGCCGCTGCGGCCGCCATATTCGCGCTCGAGCAAGACGCGGCGGAATTCCGCATTGTCCTCGGCCTCGATCGCGTTTGGGTCAAACTCTCTCGCCTCGATTAGTCGCGGTGGCACGCGCAGGCCGTGCCAGGCATGGACGCCCCAGCCGTCGCGGAAGCGAACAGCCATCCCATGACCGGAGTGCAGCCGGCGTTGCGCGTCGAAATGCAATTCCTCCGGACGGTCACAGACGAACGCAATCGACTTGTAGGGATAGAGCCACCCGCATGTCAGGGCGTAAGTACGGTAAGCATCGAAGTGCTCTTTCGTGCGCGCGCCGTAGCGCGCGCCAATTTTTTCGCCGAACTCGTAGAACGCGAGCCAGAAGGCATCCATCCCGCCGATGAAATAGGTCTCCTGGAAAAGCTGGCCCCCAAGCTGGTCCCCAAGCTGGCCCCCAAGCTGGCCCCCAAGCTGGCCCCCAAGCTGGTCCCCAAGCTGGCCCCCAAGCTGGCCCCGAAGCTGGTCCCCAAGCTGGTCCCCAAGCTGGTCCCCAAGCTGGCCCCGAAGCTGGTCCCCAAGCTGGCCCCCAAGCTGGTCCCCAAGCTGGCCCCCAAGCTGGCCCCCAAGCTGGCCCCGAAGCTG